GCTTCGAATAAGGAAAAATTCGAGCCCGGAATAGCACCAGAACCAACCACACCAGGGGCAGATGTAGCTGGTAAGTTAGGATAGGATTTAATACCAATCGAAACAATACGACCCATACCGAAATTAGCAGCAATAGAAGCTGCATCCGTGGAATCCACCTTAGTAGCGGCAGTCGCAAATGAAACTGCGGAGCCGCCACCGGCGATAGTAACGGTACCCTTAGCATTAGGGTATACCGCGAGTGCAAATGTTCCATCTGCATTCGATGTTCCGGCAGCACGTAAGTAAATTGTGCTAAGTTGAGAGTTAACTAAACACCCCCAACCTAACTTAACACCGGAATTATTCCATGGATCTACGAGAGAATCGTAGTAATCCTTTAATAATAGTGAAGCATCAGGTGATGCATTCGCTATGCCACTCGGTCCACGACGGACACGAGGGGTCTTTTGGACCACAGTACGTTTACTCACAGTCTTAGGAGTACGTACAGTAATTGTTGTGGAAGTTTTAGGTCTTGCCTTACCTTTCTTTTGACGATTCATGGGGTCCTCCCGATCATGTAGGATTAAGAAGCCTACGGAGCGACTATGCTCGCAATGTTGTTATGTCTCCGCCTTGCTTTTAATAGCATGAGTTGGATTAACACAGAACCTAAATAAATAGGTTTAACTCTTTCGCCAGGCCTCACAGCCAGACCCTCACGGGTCTCGATCACCTCACGGTGACTACCTCACGGTAGAAGAGAAAAGCTCAAAAAGTAGAGCGACATAACTGTTCGTTGTAGTCTGTTGGCATTCAAGTATTGCTAATACTCTTAGCGTTCCGCCTTAAAGGAACTTTGAACAATTAAAACATTGGACCCGACATATGAAAAACATATGTCTATGATACACTAATTGCAGTATCCGCTTCGTTACGCTCTTCCAATGGCCAAAACCAGGGACATAGCGTTGATCGTCATGATCGTAAGAAAGTTCTCGGACACCAGAATACTTAAGCAGTAACTGGCGCGTAACCGTGATACTTATATTCAATATAAGTACGATCACCAATTCCATTAAGAAAACTAGTAGAATTCTTCTTATAGCCACTAATATAACGTCTTTGTAAAAATAGACGATGTGCTTTATAAGAAAGATTCTCACTCTCACTCTTCGACGTAGTCGGAGAGCACCAATTTGGTGGATGAGCAACGGGTTCTAAAACACGCAACTCGGGAGTCTGAGGACAATATCGATCTATGCGAATCTTATATCGCATATCAGGGTGGTCTAAAAAACCACTTTCCTTTTCAAGATCGATCTGTTCACCTGCCGGCCTAAAAAGAGGCTTAATGTAAGGTGAACTCCAGTACTCATGAGCATACTGCGCGAAACGCAGTTGACGCCTATTAATAATGGCGAAAAATTTACTCATCTTTTCCTCATAAGGAAGATTGTTATAACTATCGAATGTTATATACTCTATACCAGGGCAACTAAGGCCCAAACCACCTAATTCACGTGGTAAATAATAATTAAGGGTATAGCCATCATCAGAGATGGCAGCTTTTTTAAGCTGATCGGCATTGTAAAATAAAAAACGCCGTAACGATTCAACAGGATTATAACTACCTTCTAAAATTTCTGGAAGGAGAAACTGGATAGGTTTGTCCTCGACATCACTGAGTCGAGCAACCTTGCTTTGACCTAACAACATACCTACATTATAAAATGGTAGAGTTGTAATCTCATTTCGTACTTCATTAACATGATATAAAATACTATTAACAGTACAGTACGACTCGGCAAAGAAATTCTTGCCGGGAGATGGTGTCAAACCTGCATACGGGAGGGTGTCTAACCAATTTTTGTACTCTTCTGGCCCACAGCGAAATAAAATATCATCGCCATTGACTAGAACCGTAAGATCTTTAAAATCTTCCACGGAAGGACAAACTGCATGCCAATAGGTGCAGAGGTTAATAAGACACAAAATAAAAAAAGACAAAACAGAACCCATCAACTGCCCATTCTGTTGAATAACAGGTTCTAATGTCTCCTCACCGTAACCAACGGGATAATGGATCTCGTGTTCATATAACACTTCTCTAAAGGTGGAAATTTCATCACCTGAGATACCATTAGTAACTGCTAAACGAGCGATAATACGCTCGAAACACATCTTTGTTAACTGAATTTTTACATTATCAGTTGCGGCACTAAAGTCACCGCTCGCGAAACCACCAGTTGATCGCGAAACTAACCATTTTATGTGTTCCTCTGTACAAGGCTCACCGATCAATCTAAATTGATCGAGTTGCCTCATATATCCGTGGACATCCAATTGAAGTCCTTTCGCAATAGCGTATTTTAACGCATTACTTTTTGTGATATTACGCACCTTTAAGGGCTCACAAATCGGATATACCATAGCAGTACATCTACCTCTACAACACGAGCCATCTAAGTCTCGCACTTGTAGATCTAAGAGGTCAGTCCTACAAAGACTGTAACCTCGTCGTTCCGACACACCAGAACGAGGATGAAAACTCATTGACAAGAGTTCATCATTAGAAGTGTGACCAGCTTTAACATGTTCTTGCTGGAGGTAGCCTTTAGCGCCACCATTCACACTGGTATTTTCCCAACAGGCCGAAGAACTATACTCATGAAATTTATAAGTATGTTCAAAGGTCAAACCTCGTAGAACATTGTCAACTTTCGCCTTAAGCGATTCTACGAAGTCATCCGGAGGTTCACTACTGATCAGGGCCATTGCCCTTCTATGATCTTTAAGTGACATTATAATAAAATCCTCCGGGACTGCTTCAGCTGCACGTTTTAGTTGTGCAATTGACCAAAACAGTCTTTGGTTCTTCTTGGTCAAGGTATTAATACGGTTATAAAGAAATTTCCGTAGATGACCATTGAAGAGGAGTGGTAAGCTAGTCTCAGCTTCACCATTACGACTAACTACTTCAGGAAGAGTAGTCTGTCGTAAACTCCTTGCATGCATATAGGTAGTGGCGTACTTAAGGTACTTTATATAATTTTTATATGTACCCGTACCACTCAAAATATGCACACAACTTAGAATAGAGCTCAAAGGGAATCTTTCAAAGATTTTACCCTTCATATGATTATTGAGCGCCTCGATCAAACCAATCGAGACATGTAGTAAACTCACAATCCATTCTAAGTCAAACTCAGCACTATAACAAACTAAGTGCTGGGAACTTTGCTCGCGAATACGTAGGTTTGGGAATGCAGTTGTCATTATATCAATGACGTTTACAACTTTACCGTTGTATATGCTTTTCTCATTTACATTGACATGTAAATTTACGTATCCACGGCCGATACCACTAACAGAGTTAGTGGATCTTCGGCTCAGAGCGAGAGACAATTTATAAAGGAGGTCACAGATATGAAAATTCTGTGAACCTTTAGGGATGTTAACTTTGGTGTTAACTGACCTTAAACTATTGTGCTCAGGC